TCTTTATTTCGTTCCATTTTTTTTCTGATAAATTTTTATTAAAATCAAAGTTATTTATTTCATTTAAATCTTTAATAAATGAATTTAGTGTTTCACTGTCATCATACATATTTTCTAAATAAGCGTCTTGTTCAACTTTTGAAGTAATGTAATAATAATATAAAATTAATTCTAGTGTATTATCTGAACCACCAAAAACATTTATTACAAATTTTTCAAAATCTGGTGTATATAAATCTTTAATAAAATTACTTTCTTTAAATGGTTTTGATTTATTTAAATAACGCATTAAGTCTTGATATGCGTGTTTAAATTCATGTTGGATAAAAGAAACGCTACTATTAATTGTTATATAAACGGTATATAAACCTGTTTTTTTATCATAACCTGATTTTTGTTCATCATAATGTGGTATTCCATTTAAAGTAACAACCATTTTATCAATTGGAAAATCTTTATATTGTTCTGGGTAATCTTTACCCAAAATTATAATCTTATCTTCCTCAGTATCTAAAAATTTCATAACAATAGGTGTCCATACTCTAGATTTTGACGTAATGCCACCACTTTCAGTTAAATTATATAAATATTTAAGTTGACTTTCTGTTATTATAATTTTCATTTTTAGTTATAATTTTCATCAATATATTTTACTAATTTTTCTAAGGATGCCATTTTAATTCTTTTATCGTTTTTAGAATTACGGGGTTCAAAATCTTTATTTACAAATGTAAATATACCAAATGTCATTTGTATTCTACCAATAAACTGATTGTTTTTAGTAACATCCCATAATGGAAAAAATCCATTAATCTGGTTTGCAACTGTGGAACCAATCTCTAAATATTCTTGGAACGAATCCTCAGTAGAGGATTCCGGACCCGGTTTAATACCAATAAGTTCATTAATATTTTTTTTATTTTGGTACATTTCCAAAATAGCTTGTTTTTCGGTTTTAGAAATTTTAAAATTCATATTTTAATTGTATTAATTGTTTATTTATCAAAAATAAGTAATATGACTGATATTTGCAAAATTACCTATTTGATAAATATATCCAAAAAAAAAAGATTGATTTTTTTTAAAAAATTTTATTTTATTTTTAATTCAACATATAAATTATGAAAAGCTAACACCTTTAAAATTCTTAACCCTTACCGTAATATCTTTTTGAGGATATCTAATTTGATAAATTTGTTTTGGTTCTGCAAAAAGTGTATCATCAATCGGTTGAATTTGTTTGGTGTTGTTATCCAAATAGGGTTGAGATGTTTCTGCTGATGAATATTGTCCGCCTACCTTATTAAAGAAATCCAATGATGTTATTGTAATAACGCCATTTAATGATTGAATCAATCTTCTTATTTCGGATATATAAGCATTTTCACCAAGTTGTCTTGTTAAAGGATTAAAATAAGTTGTTATTGTATTAATAATATCAGAAACAACCGCACCTTGATTTTGTGTTGCATCTAAAACAACTGAAACATCAACAGTTAAATCAATAACTTCAGCGGTTTCAATTGAAACATAATCATTTATCATTCTATAGTTCGATAAATAATTAGCTAAATTATTTTTTAATGTATTTGAAACTATTTGTGTTAATTTACCCGAAGAATCAAATGATAATATTTTAACCTTAATTTTATTATCTTCCTCAACAATTGCAACTTTTGCTGGTGCGCCAAATTGTCCCGGCATTTTTCTAATTAATGCTTCATAATCGCTTATTGTTACCGCTCTATTTTGTGCGGAAAAATTAAATGAAACATAATTCCTAACCTCTTCTAATGTTGGTGCATTTGCTCCACCAATAGCTGCGGTAACGTTTGAACATCTTAATGAATTTATAACTGAGGTATTAACACTTTGTGATGGACCGTTAACCGCAAAATTTGCTGTATTAACTTGTGTGATTACGTTAACACCTAAATTCGTTGATAAACCGCCACCAACTCGATATTGAACAAATAATGTTGTGTTAGGTTTTAGTGCGGAACCTAACGCCATATTATTTTGATATTTTTGTATATTAAGCGGAGTTCCTAATCTGGTAAACTCCCTAAGTTGCTCTTCAGCACTTACATTACCACCACCAAATGTCATTTTCAAAAATCCTTGAGGGGTAAATTCTGTTATAAATCGTTGATTTGTTGTTATGTATTTTCCAACCTTAATTCCGGGTTGGTCTGATGGTTTTGTTGGGTCTTCGATAAAAATTCTATCTTCAACAAGAGCATCAACTTCATACCATCTTCCTGAAGTACCAAGAAATTCTTGTACTGAAGGAACATTAGCATATGATACACCATCTTTTTGAATAACCGATGTAACACCCAAAACATTCTTTTCTGGTAAAAATAAGTCAAGAAATGGTCTAACATCAGCATTTGTTATAACTTTTTTGAACACCTTTGTGATACCATTAACAACAACATCTCTTTTAACTATGGTATAATTTATAAGAATATTGTTTGCATCAAAATTTGGAATTTTTAATCTGTTTGGGAACCCTTCATTATTAAAAGGTGACGCAAAATCAATATCGTGAACGGTTTCAAAAATTTGTCCCGCACCCGATACCTGACTTCCCCTTCTTAATATTCCCAAATATCTTTCATCTTCTTTATCACCAAAAACTGGAACCGTAATTGAAAAATCAACGAGCGCAACAGAAGGTCTTTGACCCGGTATTTTTAATCCGTAAGTTCTTGCGATATTAAAAACTGATGATTTTTGTTGCGCATACTGTAATACCGTTTCTTGTATGCTTCTATCAATATGAAAATGTAAGTTATCTGTGACAGCAGCATTTAAATCCATTAAAACAGAAAATACCGAAGCATCATTAAAATTGCTAATTAAGTCGGGATAATACGTATTAACATAATTAATTAAATCTTGTCTTATTGCAACAAAATCTCTATCGGTATAATTTATTCTTCTTTCTGCCATTTTAATAATTAAATATTAAGAATAATAAAATCTGTGGAACCAAAAGCACTACTTGTATCAACATAATCGATTCTTACTTTTGCTGTATATTCATATGTTTGTTTTGCCGGTTCTCCAACAGTTCTATTAATCACATTACCCGCAGTTGTAACAAAGGATGAATCTTCTTCGCTACTTGCTGCTGTTACGGTAATATTTTTTATTTGTAGTTGAGGTATAAATTTTTCAACCGCTTCTCTAATATCAGATTCAATACTACCAAAAGTGGGACCATCCAATGGTTCAAAGATATATTCATAAAGTCTGGTACCAAAGTCGGGAAGATAATATCTGGTTCCTTTTTTTGTAAGTAATAAATGAATCAAATTTGAACGCAATTCATCATTTGTGTAGTTGGATAACTCCAAATATTTCCCCTCTGAGGATTCTCTAAAGGGAAATATTATACCGTATGTTTTTCCTTCCGCCATTTAAAATAGTGATTCGTTAACAATAAATATAGTAGAATAACAATTTTTAGAAATGGTATAATATTTATGGTTATGAAAAAGATTAAATTAACAGAATCAGATTTATATAGGATTGTTAGAAAGGTTCTTCTTGAGCAAGAGGAAGAAAATAACAGAAGAATCTTCAATAAGAATCCAGAATATTTTAAAACGATTCTTGAAAATGTATTTAGAAATGATTCTGAGAAATTAACAAGAGTTTTTAATAAACAATATGATAAGGTTATTATTAATGGGGATTTGGATTTAAGAGATACACAAATTCAATCATTACCGGATAATCTTCATGTTGGGGGAAGTTTGTATTTACAAGGAACACCAATTCAATCCTTACCGGATAATCTTCATGTTGGGGGAAGTTTGTATTTAAGAGGAACACCAATTCAATCCTTACCGGATAATCTTCGTGTTGGGGGAAGTTTGAGTTTAGTAGGAACACCAATTCAATCCTTACCGGATAATCTTCATGTTGGGGGAAATTTGAGTTTAGTAGGAACACCAATTCAATCCTTACCGGATAATCTTCATGTTGGGGGAGATTTGAGTTTAGTAGGAACACCAATTCAATCCTTACCGGATAATCTTCATGTTGGGGGAGATTTGTGGTTAAATGAAACACCAATTAAATCCTTACCGGATAATCTTCATGTTAAGAAAAATTTGGAGTTATATGATACACCAATCCAATCCTTGCCGGATAATCTTCATGTTGGGGGAAATTTGAATTTATATGGATGCAAAAATCTTAAATCCTTACCGGATAATCTTCATGTTGGGGGAGATTTGAGTTTAGTAGGAACACCAATTCAATCCTTACCGGATAATCTTAAGGTTGTAGGTGTTATTTCAATCGGTGGAACTCCGTTAAATAATGATATTGATTTGATTTTGAAATATCAGGTAAAGGGTTATAGGTTTTATGTATAAAATTAAAAAAATCCCCAACTTATGATTGGGGATTTTTTAATTTTGTATTTCCTTTTTGCGCTCTTGGTTCATAAGGACAATGTAAACAACCGGAACCACAACAATAACCTCGTTTTTTATGAAAATTTTCGGTCATAACTTTTTTACCATCCGAATTGACATAAAAATCAGAATCTTTATTTTGCAATGTTTCTTTAATGTATTGTTCTGTTATCCAATCGTTTTTCATTTCTATTTTTCATTATTTTTTTTTAATGTTATCATTTAAAATAATTAAAAAAATTTAATTATTTTATTGGACAAGCACCGGTATCACAATCCATAATTGTAAACTCATCTTCTTTAACCTCAATAGATGTTATTTGTTTAATATTTTTTATCATATCATCATATTGTTCTTTTGTTATTGTTTCATATGGTGCTTGATCAAAACCATGTCCATAATATAGAAGGAATGATACAGTTTTTATTTCATGTTTAAAATGTTCACGTAAGTAATTTTTAATATCATCAATATCTTCTTTTTTATAATAAACAGTGCAGCTAACCGAATTATCCGACCATTCAGCTTGCATTCTTCTTACCATATCTAATTGTTCTTTCCAAGTATAATTTGATGCTACAGGTGTTTCATCCGGAAGTTTACATGGGAAAGATATTACCATTGTGGTTTTGTCCTCAGTACCATCATAATTTCTTTGGTATTCTATTGGAAATCCATGTTTCCTACATACATCAATTAATGTAGATTGTGATGAAATTCTAATTCTTCTAATATAATACGGTCCAGCAGGATTTGGATGTACTCCCGGTGTTACTCCTGCTAAAAGCGAAAGTGTACCGGATGGCTTAATAGTGGTAAGTTTTATACTATTTGGAAAACCATGTTTTTTTGAATATTCCACATCATATTTTCTTAACCATTCATATGCAGAACTTAACCAAGACCTTTGTTCTTCGGTTGCCTGTAAAACACCGGTCATTCCAATACCCATTCTCATATTTCGATTAACAATTTCTTCAGTTTCTTTTAAAGAACATTTTAATGCCAATGAGTGTTTATTCATTCTATAAGCATATGTTAAGGCTTCCAATAATTGATCATATGTTTCAATGTTTGGTAGATAAACTTCAGCTAGACAACAGGTCTCAAAATTAGCTAATGATTGTTCTGCACAATTATGTGTTACAACCCCAGTATCATAAAATGCGTGTGTTTCATCATTGACAGTTATATCATAAACATCCTCTACCGAATATTCTGGTTCGATATCGATTACTGTAACATAATCTTTGTATCTATAAATCGGTTTAATTTCATGTTTTTCTAATAACTCATTTTTAAATTTAGATAAAAACCCAATCTGTTTAAATTGACCAGCATATACATTAATTTTAAAACATGTGGAATTATTTCTCATTTTTCCATCTTTTCCAACATAAACTCGACCATTATTATGTGTTGTTATTGTATTATGAATACCAAATTCGTTTAAAATTGTCGAAACAACTTCCAAAATATTTCTATTAACAGAATAAAGTTCAACATTATTCATTTTTCTAACTGAGCCGTCAGCGGTGAAAATAGCTCGAATAAAACCAAGTTTAAATGATTTAGATTTTCCATACAACCATTTTAAGTCCATTTTATTAGTTGGCATTCCAATATCAGATAATGATTTTGATAAATCATTTCTATGCGATGAAAAATATAAACATGTGTTTGGTTTTTGTTCATGAGGTTTTGTCTTTACATTTAACATTTGTTCAAAATAAGAAACGACATCCATTTCATTAATACCAAAACACATACCGACCGTATAACCAACATTATCTAATCGTTTACTATACCATCCATCACCCTGAACCCATCCCGCGAAAGTACCTAATTTATAATCTTCTTCATTATCTATATCAAAAGACGTATATATTGGTTTATTTTCCCACTTTAATTGATTACCAATTTCTAATTTATCCATTCTAACCCAATTACCATCTCTATCCATATGAAGATGATTATCGGTACCATATAGATAAGAACCATTAGACAATAAAATTCTATTCACAACCCTATTTTCCCCTGTTTTAAATGGTTTTGTTGCTTTTTTCCACTGACCATCAATTCCTAAAACGGTAAGCTCATCCTCATTAAGTGCTTGTTCAAACGTAATATATCCCTTATTTGTTAAAATAAGCGAATTTAAGGGTTTGCAAGGATTAAATCCTTCAACTTCAGGGTCCGGATATTGATTTTCTCCAGTTCTACCAACACTTCTAGCTAATTCTAAATTAATCAATCCATATGGTTCGCCTTGGTTATAAGTATCCCAAAATTCTTTAGGTAAATCATCAATATTTTCTGGCGCAACGATTGAATTATTACTCATCGCTCTCCAGTTTGGAATTTTATATAAATCCCATCTTTTTGCTTTTAAAAATTCAATATCATCAAAATCACCAATTGCGATTTGTGCCGATCTTCGGACGTTTCCGGCGACCACAATATTACCGATAATATTCATAATATCAAGACAATCAATAGGTCTTAATTTTTTATTTGAGCGTGAATTTAATATTTTGTTAATTTCACTTATACCCCAACATAAATCTTCGGGTCCAGATGCGGTTCCCCCGAACCCTTTTATTACCGCACCTTTAGACCTAATACAAACAGTAGAATATGTAAAACCCTCACCACCATAAAAATGTGCTTTAAGTACTTTACCCAAAAGTTTAACCCACCCTTCTCTGCTATCCGGAACAATAAAATCCGCATCATTTGTGTCTTTTCTTTCAATTTTAATTTTATTTTTCAACTTTGGTAATTGATACACATTATGTTTTTGAATATTGTAACCAACACCGCTACCTAACATTAACATTTCAAAACACCAAGTAAATGGTCTTATTGGTGAATTAACAACGGTAAAAGCACAGTTTTGTAAAGATGGTAAACCTAATCTATCAACCGTTTTAGTCCCCAATTGCCACATAAATCTACCAGCAGTTGAAAACTTAAGGTTCATGCGTAATTCCGCATATCTTTTTTTCTCGTCTTCTGTAAACCCAACATTTAATTGTTTTTCTGATGCCTCTAATTCTCTTTCAATTACTTGCCAAAACTCTTCAGTTTTTGACAAAGGGTCATCTTCTTTTAATCTTCTAGCGTATGTTCTCTTAAATGTTATATAACCAATTTCACCCCAAGGCGGGGTAATTTCTTTAAATTTACTGTCCATTTTATTATATATTTTTTATTAATTTATTGTTGTTCTTTTTTTATTAGATTGTAATTCACCTAATCGTTTTTTTGCATTCATTTCATTAATTTCTTCAACCTCTTTTTCATGACCTAATAATGTTTTTGATTCCTCTGTATCAATAATAAGCATTTCATTGTCAAATTTGCAGTTTGCAAACACCACACCATCAGAACCAATTCTTGATTTTGTAATTGCAATTGTCGCAAGTTTTTGGTCTTTTTGTTCAAGAGATTTAGCAATTGATATGATAACGTGACCAACTTGTGCTTTTTTAATGCTACCACCCATTTGGTCAGTTGTTACAACATCTGCTGAAATACTGGATCGATTACCTTGGGTCGCGGTCCATCCAACAATATCCAATTCATGACACATTGCTTCAAATGCTCTGATAACCGAACCCTCACCCTTCCATTCATCACCATTGAATTTTTCTGGTAATACACAATCGATATAATCCAAGCAAATTAAATCAATCTTAACGCCCTCAGAAATTATTTTTCTTACCTGATTTTTAATGTTTGACATGGTTAATGATTCTGAAGGTAACTTCTTTAGAATCAATTTATTGGGTAAGGTACTTCTCAACTCTTTAACCGTTTCCAAAACTTCTTCCTTATTTGCGGTCAAATCATCGGGTTTAATTCCGGTCCACATCGTAAAATGCTTGCGCTGAATGATTTTTGGATTGTCTTCAAAGAAGATTTGAAGGACATTGAAACCCAAATTATATGCGTGATTTGCAATTTTTGTCATTACGGTTGTATTATGTGTTAACACATAATCTCTAGTAACATATAATTCATCAGGATTTGATACTTTTATGCAAACAGCTTCTTCATCGTGAGAATAGTTTATTGATTTAATATATTTTTGTTCAATATATTTTTTTCTTTTTACGAACCTATTTACTTTTCTTAACAACTTAAACGGAACAATATTATTTGCAAACGATATTGTTACAGTATAAGCCATTTTACCATCCTTTACCTCACCTTTATACTTATATTTAGGTATTTTTGTTTTAATTTTAGCTGTACCACCTAAAGAAAGAACAATTTCTCTAACATCTTTTGCTAATTGTTCTGAAACAGTTGTAAATTGACAACAACCTCTTTTATCCGCATAACCATCAGTATCCATTAATCCTCTCAATAATTCAAGTCTATTATTTACTGAATTAAAAATATAATCTTTCGGTATAAACTTTTGGTCAGATTTCATACCAAGTAAACCATAATGAGTTAAATGAGGTTTAATAACATTTTTAATGCGAACAACTTTAATTGTTTTAGTGTCCCTATGGTATTCAGAAAATGATGTGTGTAGATTTAAATTAGAAATATTATCAAATATTTCATCATCTTTAGTACTTAAAGTAATACTATCTTTTGCAGATAAATAACCATCCCCCAATAAAATACCCAATAAATAAGGATTAATTAATATATCTTTTTCGTTAAAATTAATAGGATTAACAATAGGTAGTCTATAATTATATCTACCTCGTTTTTTTATATCAACTAACATATCGCTAGTTTTAATCACTTTATACCCATAATTCGGAGCATAGTTATTCACATTTTTTATGCGTGTTTTTCTTGTACGCATGTTTAATGTATTAACATACCATAAATGTTCTGCATCACAAAAAGTATGTGTATCATCAGTAAATTCAATTTTATAAATTGGACGTTGACCTTGCGGATAAACGCCAATCACATATTGTTCATTACCATCGGAACCAATTATTTTATCACCAAGTTTAATATTTCCTATTTCGGTCCAACCTGTTGGTGTTAAAATTGGTTCACTAACATTTTGGGCTTTGCCCACCCCTGTCGGGGCGAGAATAACACCAATTTCACCCCTCGCTAAACCACCCTTTAAGAGCTTATCAATACCCTTAATACCCATCGCAATCGGATGTCTGAAATCCTCACTTAAAACGCCCTCAGTATCGTCAAAAACATCTATCTGACCCTTATCCAATTCACCAACCTGAAGTGCGTTCCTAACCAAAGATTCAACTTGGTCATAATTTTCAAATTCACCACCATCGATAATTTTTTGTGCTTTAGTCATTACTTTTTTCAGTTCTTGTTGTTTACAAAACTTTAAAGCTTTTTCTTGTACAAACTCAGCACCGTCAGTTGACACATTTTTTATTGATTCCAAGGTATCAATTGCAACCTTTACAAGAAAATCCTGTGCTAACTCAGATTTAATAATTTGTTTTAAAGTTGTAAATGAAGGAATTTCATTATATTTTCCATAATGTTCCTTAATAAATTGAACAACAATTTTAAAATACTTATTCTCGAAATAAGAGACTTCCATAACGTCAATAATTGATGAGCCGAATATTTTGTCAATGATAATTTGGTTAATCAATTGAAGCTGAAATGTTTGTCCGAGATACTCGAAATTTTTATCTTTACCCATGTGTGTTTGTTAGTTTGTATCTTCTAAATACTATGATTATAGGATAATTCCAAGGTACTCGTTATTAAAATTTTTCTCAGAAAAAATGTCAGTTAAATTTCTTAAGACGTTTTTTGCTTCTGGTCGTACATCCATCGTATATCTAACCTTCGGAGGATATACTTTAGCATCAAATACTCTGTGACAAATTGTCTCATCATTTATCTTAACATAGATGTTAAATGTTTCGGGACCATCGGTATTTGAAGTTTCCATAATTTGAGGGTTCTCCTCAATCTCATAATAATTATCCAACATATATGTTACCGTCTTAATTTTTAACTTCCTCTGAAGCAGTTCTGCGACATCTTTAATATATTCATATAATTCCATAGAACGTCTTGCTTGGGGATTATAATCTTTAACATTAAAATATCTCTGAATTACAACGTTGTTATTAAGTTTAATTAAAAACTCCATTTTTGTTAAATCTTGCTCTTTCATTTTTTTATATTGTTTTTAGTTATTAAAATTTCGTTTTTCTTTTCTGGTTAGCTTTAAAAATGGTCGAATAAAATCAACCCAATCATTATTATATTTTGGTAAGAATTTGAAGAAACCGTCCTCATTCATCATTTTAATGAATCCCTTATAACCCCTACCATCAGGGTCTAAAGATTCATGACAATAAAGTTCAACAATTTTTTTTGCTTCCTCTGATATGAGGGGGTTTGTGAGATTAATAATCTTGTCATTTCTTTCGAAGAACTCATCTCCGTGCTCACCATCTTTCGTCTTCCCACTTAAAATATTTTTTAAAACGTTACTATTACTTTCCTTAACCAAGTCTTTTGACTTATTCAAAATATCGGAATAACTTACCGGTTTATCAAGTATCTCAGGAAAAAAAGTTATAAGATTCTTCTCACCCAATCGATAAATTCCGTCAATGTTATCTGACTTATCACCAATTAGAATTTTATATGTTGTTAAATTATAATGAGGAATTATACAATCTTTTAATTTGATTTTGTCACCAAATTTATATGTTGTTTTTGTATTTGGTGAATAAACTGAAACATCTTTATTTATTAATTGAATTAAATCTCTATCCGCTGAAAATATTATTTTATTTTCATCTGGTGAGATTTGACAATAATACGCAATTAAATCATCGGATTCGGTTTCAGGAAATTCAATTTGTCGAACGAATATTTCTTCAAGATATTGTTTGATTCTAATTCTTTGATATAGATAAGATTCTAGTTCATAATCCTCCATTGGAGTTTTTCTGGTTTCCTTATATTTTGAATAAATTCTTTTTCTGGTAATTGAATTATTTTCACCATCCCAAAACACAACAACCTTATCGTAATTTTCTGACTCCAATAATTTTTTTATTGTATTAATGAAATGAAAAATTGCTCCAACATGTTTTCCTTTATGTAAGTAATTTATTGCATGATAACCAATCTTAAAGAGATTATCACCATCAATTAATAAAGTTTTTGTCATTAATAAAATTAATTAAATTCAACAAATTCACCTTCTTCATTTACACTAAACTTATAATGAATATCTGGTTGCTTTTCTTTAGTTAAATTTATTTGAATTTCAGACATTTCATTTGTTGGTGTATTTAAATCAACGGGGACGCTTTTTAAAATTTCATACTTCATATTATTCCCAAAATAAATAAATTCAACATCACAATCCGGATGTGAGGGTTTTTTTAGTGTAAGAAGTTTTGTATTCGGTTTCGAATTAAAAATTTTATCTAGAAGATTGATTTTTTCATTTTCATCATTAAAAAATCCCCAACCAAACCATTTTTTATTTGGTTTTTCCAACTCTTTTTCATAAAACTTAATTGCTTTATTTTTAATAATAATTAAATGAGGTGGTTCAAAATTATCTTTAAATAACTTATTATATTGAACCATAATAGATGTTCCGAAAGTATTCATTGTTTTATATTTTTGCTAAAATATAACAATCAAAACTCATCAAGTCCAAATCTATCTTTAAATTCTTTTCTTTCTCTTTCAACTCTTTGTTGATATTTAACAAATTCATCGTCGATTTTTTCATAAGACAAAGGATAGACATTAGCTAGAGGTATAACTCTGCTTTCATAATTACCACCACCAAGTGCTTTATCGCTTGGTTCAAAACGTTTAAATTTAACACTAACATAGGGAATGTCATCAAAATACTGTATAGAGGGAAGTAAATACCCCTCTTCACCCGCAAACTCTTCTGAAAATTTACTTTTAACCGCTTGTTCCTTTAAATCCTTTATCTTAACCTTTATTTCAAGCATTCCAAATGTATTACCCTTTTCTTCATAAATTCTTGATAACATTAATCGTTTTAGCTTTTGTGTGTCACCACTTCTTCCAAGCAACGTTAATTTATCAATTTCACGTAATCTATTAAAATCACCAATTTTTGATAAATTATCAAGCGCAATGTCTTGATATTCATCTTTTTGCTCATTGGTATATTCCAATAATATTTTTTTTATTAGTCGTCTTTGATTCATGACTTGGGGTGTCTATTTAAACCATAAATATCATATGAATCTTGTTTATTAAAGACGTGCTTTTTACTTTTAATGATATTTATGGTTATGAAAAAGATTAAATTAACAGAATCAGATTTATATAGGATAATTAAACAAGTTCTTTTTGAACAGGAGGAAGAAAAGAGAAGTTTTACATTTTCTCCGGGAGCATTTGCATCTTTTATAACATCATCATCA